AGATGCCTCCAATGAGGTTACCTGAAGAGATCTTCCTGACAGCCATTAGACCCCACCTTCGTTTCTATGGGTTGCCCAGAACATATCCCGGTTGTCAAAGATGGTCCTATAGGTGCCGCTGGTCTCCCCTTTCCAAAGGGCTGAGAGGGCTTGATACTCTTCCTCTTGGGTGTACCCGTGCATCGCTGGGTCTCCCACAACCCGATCACCAAAGAGCCTAGAGGACCTGATGGTGATGTACCTTCTGGCCTCCTCAGGCAAATCATCCCATGCGAGGTCTACGATAACCTCTAGGTCCATTGGGCTTGTGAAGACAGCGGTTCCTTTCGAGAGGTTGTAGACCTTCCCGCCCCTAAGGGTGAATCGGTCAGAGGTTGCATCTCGGTTGAATGTGGCCCGTAAGACACCAGAAGGAACTACAAGGTTCCCTGCGCCATTAGGGGTCAAAGTCCTCTTCTCAGTATTCCAATCCCATCCTTGGACTCCTACAGCAGAGCGAACCTCCTCTAGGGTGTTCTGCGCCATTACAGCAGAAGCATGGCCTTCATCAATGGAGTTGACGGGACTCTCGCCAATGACAGCTAGGAGAGTATTAACAGCTTGTAGAGATGTGGTCATAGTTGGGGAAGGTGGGGAGTCTCACACACACGCGAGACTCCCCGGCAGGAGGAGGACTAGAGGGAAGGAGGAAGGCCTCCTCCTACACAGACTTACGCAGGTGCTTGGGCACCCTTAATGGGAACGCAGGCACTAGGCTTGAGAACGCCAGCACCGCAACTCATCCTGGAGATCAGGAAGGAGCCTTGGTGGAGCGCACTGTATTGGTGCTGAACTTCCATGTCCCAAAGAGACACAGAGCCAACAGCACTCCTCTGACACGCGATGGCGGCATAAGAAGTAACACCATCATGGTCATAGTCACCGTTCTTGAGACCAGTCTTGTTGGTGATATTCATGGGGTTTCCGTCAGGGAGGTGGTTGGAGGTGACAATGGTCATCCCAGCCATACGGCCCACAGTGGCAGCAGCGTAACTGCCGTTAGAGGGGCTGAAGTCCCGGTCCAGGAGCTTATCGTCTGAACGAATCAGAGCGACCTCCCATGCAGGAGGAATGATCAAGAATCTGTCGTCCATCGGCACATTCTTCTGGTCCATAACGAGCTTCGCGTCAAAGACAGCTTCGATGAAAGCGGCAACCGTTGGGGTCAAGCCAATATCCCCGAAGGAGCCGTTCTGCTCACCAGTCACAAGGCCCGTTGCCGTGCCGCATGAGGTCATCACGCGAAGCAGAAGCTGGTCCCAAGTGTTCGCCAAACTCTCGCCCATTTGATGGGCATACTCACTACGGATCTCATAGTGGTTGAGAGCTTCGTCCCAATCACTAACGAAGACAGGCGAGACCAGCGGGTAGTCCACCTTGATCACACGCTCTGCGTGTTGGATTTCATTGAGAAGACCAGTTCCAGTAGAACTTAGGTCCGTTCCGGGGAGATGGAAACCAGCCGCTGTGGTTCCCATGATGGGAAATTGCGCTTCCTTAGCTCCAGAGAGCCTTCGGCTGCGAACCATATCCCGTGCTACTTGCTTCGTATCAAATACCTTGAGGACTTCGCCACTGAAGACTTTGAGGAGCATCAGCGCGTTTTCATCAGCGTGCTGGTTGGCCCCGTTTGCGCCACCGATGGCACCGAGGCGTGAAACAGTTGTGTCTACCATTCTAAATTACCGTGTTGTTGTTGTTGTTACCAAAAAAGAAGAGAGGCCAGTGCTCATTTAACTTCTTGGTTATCCCGCGCACGGGGCCAACAGCATTGAAGCGTAGCCGCCTGAATTAAACCTCAGGCAGGGTTGTTTTGTTTAGGGCTGGAGGGTCACATACAGAGTCCCAACTAACCCTGCCGGACCCAATGCGCGTACATTTATTCGCGCCATCTGAGCACACAAAGATCTCCCTACTGTGCTTGCGTTAGCCGTAGACAGGAGTAGTACATCGAGCCCTAGGACCTGCGCCGTTGAGTCAGAAGTTGATTTCATGCTAACACTGTCCCCCCAAGCGTCACCGCCGCACGATACCTGCAATTCGGTCTGACCGCCGGGGGTTCCTGTGGTGACCTCGACAGACCAAGCGATTCTGCTGTACCCTTCAACTGAGAAAGCAGGGGTCCTGTTATCCAGGGTTGCTAGATCAAACAGAGGAAAGGAGAGAGTCTTCTCATAAGAGTACTTGCCACTCATGCCTCTTCCTCCCACTCAGCGAGCTTCTTGTTCACCCGAGCGACTTCCTTGCTGGCCTTACGCACCCCTAGGCCGAGTGCTCCAGCAATAAGCGCAGCAAGCGCACCACCAACTGTCGTACCCAGATCGGAAGAGCCAGTAGCTCCAGTAACAGTCCCTGCGGTATAGGCCACCGATCCTTCCAGAGCATCAGCAACGCCAGCAGCAATAGCCGCCGGGAGACCATCGGGGATCGACATATGCAGATCCGGGTTAAGGATAATCTCATACTCAGGGGTAGGCCAGCCAACCGTGGGGTCAGCAGTCGGCCCAACAGGGGGAGTATTGAATAGGGGAGTGGCGCAACCTGCGAGGAGCAGGAGACCAACAGAGAGGGTCTTGCTTAGATTAGTCATTTTCGGTCTCAGTTAAGACCACTTTGGTTTTCGGGGGTCTCCCAGGTTTCCCTGGGGGTTTAGATCGGGGCTGGAACTGTTCTTCAAACGCTGCCTTGGGGTAGCATTGGTGAATGCCACAGCCCCAAACAACGAGCACTTCCCTAGGCTGAATGGTGTTCATCCTCCCAGGGGGGTACTCATAGACATAGTTGCCTCGGTCCTCTCTGATGGGGCCATTGGCCTCAATAGAAATGATCCCTCCCCGTGAGTCCCTTGTGACATCGAGCTCGTAGGCTTCAACCTTAGCTTCGTACTTCATATGTCAGATGCCCCCAGACGGTCCATGACCATCTTGCGGTACTTAGCACTCTGGTCGTACTGAGGGTCGCTCTGGGCTTTGATCAGTTGCTGGATGTTCTCAAAGGGTTCAATAGCTGAACTCTGAGGAGCAGCACCACCATGGGCAAGATTAGGTCTCGTTCCAGTGGCTTCATGCTTACGGGCTTGGAGTCCTAAGACAGCCAAACGGGCCTGTTCCACGCTATTCGTAGAGACCATGGTATTGAAGCTAGTGATCTCGCCCTCATTGAGGTTCTTAGTGGCCCAAGAGATCAACTCAGCGTACTGGGATTCCCCACCAACTGAAGCGAACACCTGGCCTGAGAGAGAGGTCTGTAGGGACTGCTGGCCTTCCATGTACCTCTCAACGAATGCACGGGGCAACCCACGCTTCTCAAGGTCAGCAAAGGACTCATCGCTAAGGGAGCCAGTGGTTTCAAACTCTGACGAGAAGGCACCGATCCAGTCTCCCCCTTCAGCAACATCAGCCACCTTAGGGATCGCTAGGCCTTCCACTTCACCAGTGGGAGCCTCCATAGGAGCGTCTTGGGTAGGCTCAGAGTCTTCAGTGGACACAGGTGTGCCCATCTTCTTCTCTAGCTCTCCATAGGCCTCAGCCATCTGTTCAGTGCTTGAAAACTTATCAGGCAGCCATTGAGGCCGCTCAGGGGCAGTGCCTTCCCCGGCACCTGCTTCATTAGTGGGTTCAGTCATAGTGTGTTAGCCTTCCTGTGGCTGTTGTTGTTGCTCCATAAGAGCCTTTGCACCGTCCTGAATCACTCCAGGTCCAGCTTGTTGAAGGAGTTGCTGCTGCATTGCTTGCTGCTGCGCTTCCTGTACTTCTTCTTCGGTCTTAATCAGACCTTCGGGCTGGAGACCATCAGCGTGAGCTAGACGCTCCATGAATGTTCTGGCATCCCCATACTGCTCAAGGGCACCGGGTCCTGCGATCTGTGCCACGGCTTGAGCCCAGCCGATCAGCCTGTTCCTATCGTGTCCCCTGCCCATCCCTTCAACACCACCAACCACTTGGATGGAGATGACTTCTTCGGGGAGCTCAGGGAGACGGCCCTGGTCAGTCATGCGCTGCATAACGCGCCTAATGAAAGGGACCTGGAACTCGCGTGATATGACTTGGTAGGAGCCTGAAAGAAGATCTTGTAGCTCTTGGGCCATCATGCGGATCTCTTCCGCTGTGACTCGTTCCCCACTGCGTTGGATAGCAGTGTTCATCAGGAAGGCATAACCAAGTCGGTCCATGATTCCTTCGATAGCCTTGTAGGTCACCTGAAGGTCAGACGCTTTCCCAACTTGGAGGGCGACACAATCTCCATCAGTGCCTTCCACAAAGGCCCCGTTGGGTGCCTCAGCGAGGTCCTTAATAGACACGGTGGCGTTAGGGCGCACAAGCCAGAGGAGTCTTGCTGAAGCCGCTGAGGCCTCAACGATGGCCTTCTGGAGCCAGTCAAGTGACCTAAGGTCTCCGAGGTACTCTTCGACATAACTGCGACCATAGGACTCACCAGAGATCCTAGACCACCTTACAGCGATCCAAGGGAGCGACTCTTCAGCATAGGTTCCATGGGAGCTCTCAATGGAGACTCCACAGACTTCTTGGGAGACCTCAAAGGTGTCCTCGTCAATCCTCTGGACATCCGTGTAGAGCACGAACTCCCTGTCGGGCTTGATCTCTTCGCCAGGGTAGGTGGCTCTAATGGCTTCTTGTTCGGTTTCCCCAAGGGCAGCATAGGCCATAGACTCCTTGGTGATGACCTGTAGGAGCCTCCCTGATCCATCGCGCATACACACGAAGTCAGAGAGCCTATAGATCCTTCCATCGTCTAGATCGTCTGGGAGGTACACCAAGACATTACCAGCGATCACCAGTTGCCTGAAGGCCTCATGGGCAATCGCACGGAGCCCTGTGGTCTCCAGCTCAGACTGCACAGCTTTCTCTTGCCTACGGAGAGCCCTCTGGATCTCAGAGGAGGCAGCACCGATCCCAGCGACCTGTTCAAGCTGGTAGTCATCTGGGACTAGACGGATGGGGGGAACCCCCGGAGGGAAGAAGCTGATCAGGAGCTTGGAGGTGATGTTGTTCACCCCTCGACTGCCAATGGACTGGTAGGGCTCCCTGAGTGCTGTGGTCCCTGTGTGACCCTCTAGGGGGAACAGGGCCGGGAGGGTGTATCGGGCAGAGTCCTCAGCGCGGCGAATAAACGGATCGCGCTTGTCCCTCATGCGTTGGAAGGCCCCCGCAATCTTGCCAGCCGCTTCAGCCATCAGTAGCCACCAATGTTGGAGTTAAGAGGGATACGCAGTTGTGCGGCTCCCTTCTGGACAGCCTTCCGCTTCTTGGTCTGGAGCTTCTTAGTGGTCCGTACAACCTCGGCAGTCTTTTCAGGCACTGGGGCCAGGGGAAGAGGTTTGGGCAATTTAGGCTGGGGGATACACATAAGAATCAGACTCCCTGCTGTTTCAGCAGTTGGTTACGAAGGAATTGGATGACATCCTGGCTACCCATCAGTCGGTAGATGTCAACAAGCTGCGGGTCCTTCGCATGGATGGGAAGGGTGTCAGGGAAGATCACAACGAGAGCATCAATCAGCTTCTCGTCAATGTATGGAAAGCTCTGGCCTTTCATGCTGGGCTCCAGAGTTTGGGGGTTCCAGTCTTCTGGTTGTATTCGCCAGGGCGCAGTATTCTTGCCAGACGAAGACTCAAGAGTGCTTCCTCTTCTGTTGATCCCTTGGTCGTATAGGCCTCACTTACTTTCTCCCAGAGTTCCTCCTCAGTGACTGCATCGCCAAGAAGCCTCTCAGCATTCTTAGGGCCAACGCCTCTAAGTCCTGCATAACCATCCACTGCATCTCCAGTGAGAGCCTGCATGAAGAGGGTGCGGTTAGCCTCGTCCTCAGTGACTGTGATGACCTCATTGGTCTTTAGGTCTAGGTGGAGACCAGGGACTGTCCTGAGGTCCTTGTCGGCTGAGACGATGATGGACTTGGGACCAGAGAGTATGCCCATGATGTCATCAGCCTCCAGTCCCCCCATGGTCTTCCCCTTGTGGTCCTCGATGGCCCACCTGACCAGTGGGGAGAAGATGATGGGTTTAGCTTTACCCTTTCGGTTGGCCTTGTACCCACTAGACAGATCGTGCCTAAAGGTCCTCCTCTCTGAGAAGGTGAGCACAGTCCCCTTGGTCCCTGTGTCCTTGAGCCACTTGCTGATCTGGTTCTCAAAGAGTTGCTTGGCTTCCCTTAGATCCGCTGTGACGGTCCAGCGATCCTCTGCCCACTCCTGTGCAGTCTCCACTCCAGCGGCGATCCTGTAGGCAACGATGTCTCCATCAATGAGAAGGGTAGTTGTCTTCTGCTTTGTGCTTGTGTCTTTCATAGTGATCAATCCTCTTTGCTTCCCCAGCAAGCCGGGTGAGCGCATCCCTCTTTGCGCCATTGGGTAGACTCCCCACCCAGTCAATGGCTATTTCCGCTTGCCTCCTCTTCTCACGGAGGTGAGGAAGCATA